GAGGAGAAGCCAGAACGCCTCAGCGAAGAAGCGTGGGCGGTCACATGGGGAGTAGGTACAATTGTAAATCCTCATGTTGTTTCGCTCGATAGGACGCCCGCCAAACTGTGTCGAGCGCTGAGAGGGAAACACCCTCTTTTGCCTGACGAGCTTAAAGGCGTTCATTGTCTCACCTACCACCTGTGGGTAGCGCTTGAGGTGCATAGCCTCTACTCTACTGACTGCATGGTCCCAAAGCTCACGGCCACCGCCACCCACTAGGGGACGCGCATATTGAGCAGAGAAAGCCACCTGTCCAAGCAGATCATTCTGCATGGGTCACCATCCTTCTATGGGGCTGAGCCCCTGGTCTAGTCTATCTGCTGATCAGATAGATAATTGTCACAGACGTGGAGAGGCTCAGACCAAGCGTGGCCCCTCTCCACCACCACATATCATCTCGCGCCAAGTCCCGCTCCTGAATCGCCTTGGCTGTGAGCTCCTTTAGCTTGGCTTGCTCATCTAGGTACGCCTGATGAACCGCCTTATGATTGTCTTGAACCTTACCCAGCTCCTCAATGAAAGAAGCCTTGAGGAGGTCAATGCGCCTAGTCCAATACTGCTCTGAGTTGAGTAGATCAGACTGAACACGAGCGAACTCCCCTAGCTCTAAGCAAAACTCATCAGATGGCTCAATATAGCGCGCCGTGATGACCTCACCTGTAGTGAGGGTCAGAGGCTCACTGAGCTGAGGGAGCGGTGTGAGGATTGTGAACAGGCTGAGGAGGATAGGTGTCATGTGAAGCCTCACAGATGCGACAGCGGAGCGCCTTATAATTCTCAAGAGTGAGCTCACAGCGCTCACGCTCAAGGCGGAGCTCATCCTCACACTTGTCAGGTAGATTGGTCAAGAGCTCTTTCTCACAGGCTTGACGCTTCTCGATTGCCACGCCTAAAGCCTCCTCACAGGTGCCACAGTCTACCTCTGAGCAAGAGACGCCAATCCATGCACCGCCACCAATGGCGAGCACAGACCACAGCGCTATGATGGAGAGCGCCTGAGTGAGCGTGAGGTCATGGGGCGGAATCATTTGGCGGTCTCGTAGACTGAGAGCATCCGCTCAATCCGTGTGAGCTGAGCGCCAAGCGCCTCAAGTCTAGTCTCAATCTTAGCGCTTTGGACCTCCATCGCTTGGGTCCGTTGGCTGACGCTCTTGACCTCAGCCTCAAGCTTCATGATCTGAGCGGCCTGTTGATCAACCCTGTTTTGTAGGGTGCCAATGTCCCTCATGGTGATCATCACCCAACCTAGCACAGGAATCAGGGCGATTGTGATGATGTCCTTTAGCTTGTCCCAGTTCATTTTAATGTCCTCAAGGTAGTTGCCACACTCTGATAGTAGGGTAACCTATATAGCGAACCCCATTTAACCCCACATCACCTGATATGGCAAAGTCCCAACCTGACCCAGTAATAGAGATGATTTTAAAATAAATATCTTCAGCCGATGACATATCAGAAGCTAACAGCATGGCGCGGGCGACCTTGCGTCCCACTCGATTAGCGCTGCCTATCCCGCTAGATGAGATTGCATACTGAGCCTCCTGCCCAATATAGGACGCTGTCGAGTCTCGATAAATGCCAAAATCAACGGTTCCTGTGCCATTCCCACACCTCATCTGTGGAGCAAACTCTATATAATAGTTCAACCTTGGGTTTAGCGTAATGTATTGAGCGCTGACAGATATTGAAGTGTTTAGATCAGTCGAGCTTAGATAAAAATTAGCGTTTGCCGTTGAGTAAGTGACACCCGTCGGTGTGATAATGTCACATTGTAGAGCCGTCGTCGGTGTGCTGATTATGTATGTCATTTGGACACCTTAAACCCAAATAGGCGTGTTTCTTCAATATTGCTCTGACCTGGCAACGTATGACCATCGTCTAAAACAATAGCCGTTGAGCTAGTGACTACACCCCAGACTCCATCATCTCCGCTCGCATATGTAGAGGTGCTATTATTCCAAACCTGCCAACCCCTTGAAGGTCTTGATGTGTTGCTGTCTAGCACAATATCATAATTTTGTACGGTACTGCCTAGGTCTGAGCATCTAATCTCACCATAAACCCAAGCGGCCCCACCATCTACATCAGTAGAGCTCGTGACTGTACAGTTGGCTGAGCTCTGAAAAGTAAACTTATCGCCAATGTTTACGCCTGTTTGCTTGGTTGTGTTCCATGCTCTAAATAGAGTGTCGCTATTTTGCCTGATGTAGGTCATGTTGGATCAACCTCCAAGATAAAGACGCTGGTGTCTGTGCGTACTGTGCTTGATGCCGCTATACTTACAGCCTTGAGAAAAACAGAGCTATAAGGTGAAGCGGATTGATAAACCGCTGTATAAGTTGCGTTTAAACCTGTGGTTGTGCTTGTGGTGTGAGTGTCCCAACTAGCATCATATCCACCATTCGACGCGCTAATCAGCGTCGATGTGTTATCATAGAAAGCAAAGTTCCAAGAGCTGGGATTCGTGGCTCTATTTACATCAATACTGGCTTGGATGTAATAGTGTTTCGATGTGTCAAGGCTGATCTCACCTGTGCTCGCGTTGATGCTCACACCATGCGAGCCACTCGCCCTCAAGGTGTCAAACAATACAGCATCACCTGAGCTTATCGAGTGACTAGACGATAGCGTTAATTCAATCATCACAGTCTTGAGAGGTTGTGTAGCACTATAGGTCATATTTCAGCCCTTTAAACAATAAACCAGTTTGAGCCATCTGTCACCAGCGTCACAGAGTTCTCACTAATATTGATCACATATGACGCCGCCCCGTCGATTGTCTCTGAGCCGTTTGGTGTGATCGTCATGGCGTTGCTAGTACGATTCTTGATCTGATAAATAAACCCGCTATTCAGCGTAGATGCTGCGACCAAATTGACGGCAATAGCTGTGGTGGGGCTGTAAATGTATATCTCTTGAATCACGCTTGAGCTTAGTGGAGCTGATAGCGTCACATCGGCTGAAGGAGATGAGACTGAAACACTTGGTGGTGATTGACCAATAGGTGCATTTCCCCAGTCTCCAGATGTAGAGTTATAGACCAAAGCGTCTCCATTGTTGATGCTTGTAATTGTCACATCACCAATGTCATCCAGCGCGGCAACGCTTCCAGAGACCCCTGTCAACAATGACCCATCAACAGCTGGGAGCTGAGCAGAGCCGTTGAGTTGAACCACATTATTAGCTGATGTGCCAACATCGAGCGCCGCCGCTGTCCCTAAGGTAGGCGTCCCTGTGAGGTCTGAGTAGGCTCCTGTGGTGGCTACTGTGGCAAGTGTGGGTGTCCCTGTGACCTCAGAGTAAGCCACCGCCCCATCCTCCCAATTCCCTGATGTGGAGTTGTACTTAAGAACATTGGTATTGACCGCGCCTGTGACATCTACATCTGTGAGCGCGCCAAGCGTTGAAGCTCCTGAGGGGAGGTTGGTCAACTGACTACCATCGACCGCAGGGAGACGCGCTGAGCCGTCAAGCTGTACTACATTCCCCGCGCTTGTGCCTACGTCCTCAGCCGCCGCTGTGCCAAGTGTTGGGGTTCCTGTGAGGTCAGAGTAGGCCCCTGTGGTGGCCACAGTTGCAAGCGTTGGCGTCCCTGTGAGGTCTGAGTAAGCGCCTGTGGTCGCTACTGTGGCAAGGCTTGGCGTCCCACTCAGGTCTGAGTAGGCCCCTGTGGTGGCCACAGTTGCAAGCGTGGGTGTCCCTGTGACCTCAGCGTAAGCCACAGCCCCATCTTCCCAATTCCCTGATGTGGAGTTGTACTTAAGGACATTGGTATTGACCGCGCCTGTGACGTCCACATCTGTGAGCGCGCCAAGCGTTGAGGCTCCGCTTGGCAGATTGGTTAGCTGACTACCATCCACCGCAGGGAGACGCGCTGAGCCGTCAAGTTGGACCACATTCCCCGCCAAGGTGCCAACGTCCTCAGCCGCCGCTGTTCCTAGTGTAGGCGTCCCTGTGAGGTCAGAGTAAGCGCCTGTAGTGGCTACTGTGGCAAGCGTGGGTGTCCCTGTTAGATCAGAGTAAGCGCCTGTGGTCGCTACAGTTGCCAAGCTTGGCGTCCCACTCAGATCAGAGTAAGCGCCTGTGGTAGCCACAGTTGCAAGTGTTGGAGCTCCTGTGAGGTCAGAGTAGGCTCCTGTGCTCGCCACAGTCGCAAGCCCTGAGATGTCAGCGGTTGAGAGGGTGACCGCGCCTGTTCGCCCTGCCACGCTCGTCACGCTGTCGGTGTTGTCCACCTTGTCAATCTTGGCAGGGTCAAGGGTGCCACCCATGTCAGCATTAATGAGGAGGTGATCACCAACCGCCCATGTCTGCCCCTGGTAAGTTCCTGCTACGCTGATGATGTAGAGGTCACCCTTAGTGGCATTGCTCAGGTCAGCAGGTGAGGAGGCGTCAAACGTCCCTTGATAGGTGACACCACCAACCACAGCCGCATCTACCACGCTCTTGGTTTTAGCGGGTGTCATGGCTGTGAGGTCATTGGTTCCCGCTGTGGCCTCTGCTGAGGTTGCAATCCTGATCTTTCCTGAGACTGTCTCAGATGCGTCAGGAACTGAAGCGGCGCCCGCTGATGGAGGAAGGAATAGGACAGACATGGTGAAGCTCCTTAGATAGCGCTAAAGCCAGCGATAACACGGACTGTGTCAGCGGCGTCATTCTTCTTGTATGCGATAGTTAGGACTGACGTCCTCAATGTGCCAAGGTCATCTGAGAAGATTTGACCCACAGCAATCTCATTAGTGGTGGCGTCCCCTGCACCTGTACGCGCTCGATACTTGATGAACATCACATCTGAGCCCTCATTGGTGAAGCCAATCCACTCAAAGGCGAGACCAGAAGCACAAGCGCTCCCTGTGGTCACGTCAATGAAGTCAGCCGAGGTGAGGTCATTCCAATCTGTATTGGAGACGCCTGAGAGGTCGATTGAGCCACGGATGGAGCCGCTGATGATGGGCTCAGTTACTTTAAGTCTTGCCATGATTAATCCTCGAAGTCTTCTGAGAGTAGGCGGTAAATGTGAGCCACGCTATCCATTGAGCGCTGACGCTTGATTACACCCTCAATCCTGCCCTCTGGCCCCTCGCCATGAGCGTTCCCCTCTAAGGTGTCGAATAGTCCCAAGTCATCAGGTGATGACACTACTAGGACAATGTGATTCCCCTGAACAGGTGAATGGTCATCTGAGGTGAACACAGTCACAATATCTCCAGGCTGTGGCTGTTCCCCATCCCTACACCTTGAGGTCTTACCCCATGAGCTCCACATCCTGTAGCAGCTTGGAAAGATCTTTTGACGGATTGAGGGGAGCACAGACCGCCCATAAGCAAAGGCAGCGAACGCCCCACACCATGAGAACTGACCATTCTTGGTGTAGTCAGCCTCCCAGCTCCACCCAATCCCCTCTGAGCTCTTGATGTAAGTGTTTATCCTCTGCCAATCACCGCCATAGTTTGGCTCTGTGACGTTACGCTCCCACTCTGCCTGTGCTCTATCGAGCGCCTCACGGCTCTGAGGTGAAGCGTAGACTGTGCGCTCAGGGCGTGAGTCTACCTCAAGCGCCTTGAGGTCTAACCCCATTTGAGAGATAGCGCGGTGGAGACGCCTAAGCTCATGCTCATAGCTCTCCTTGATGTCAGCCACCATGAGCTTGAGCTCTTTATTTTCCGTCTCTAGTTGGGCCTTGGTTTTGCTCATTTAGCTGTACCTTTGCGCTTCTGTATTTGAGCCTAACACAGGCGGGCTAGTGTCGCTAGCTAGATAAGCGTCAGCCTTATGGTGTGTTGAGGCGCTTGTGTAGATAGTGGGCTCAAGGGTTCCACCTGTGACTGTGACCCCATGAGACGCCGTGAAGGTGATCACGTTCCCCGATATGCTGTCAATAGTTAGCCCTGTGATGGCGTTGTCATGGTCCCCCCTTGGTAGGTAGTCCACCACATCACCCGCTTGGAAGAAGCTCACATCTCTTGATGTGGTCCCATAGCTGAAGTTGGCCACCTCTAAGCTAGTGGCTGACCTGATGACTGTGACATCTGCTGAGGCGTTCCATGCTACAGGCTTGGTCCCTGTATGGATGATCTCAATCTGTGCGCCCTCACCCATGAGCTCTTGGTGGATAGATTGAATCATTCCCACCCCATTGGTGACGCCCCACTCATCCCCATAGCCTTTGAGGAGAGGTGAGCTCACGTCAACATAGGCGCCCACATCCAGGAGGATGCTTTGACCTGTACCAATCGAGCCACGCCACAGCCTCAGAGGATTGCTCAGGAGGTTCCATTGACGAGCGACCACAGGGAGGAAGTAGCCAAGCGTGTCACCAAGGGAGCTCCCCAAGTCCCTGTCAGTCAACCCATACAGGTCAAGGCTAGTCCGTGAGCGCTCGCCACCATAGCGGTTGATCGCCTCCTGATTATTGAGGATGACCTCAGACCCAAAGCGCTCCTCTTCTGTAGACCATTGGAACCTCACCACAGTCTGGGTCACTACGTCCTCATAGATTGACCAAGTGGGTGGCTGATCTTGATGCCAATCACCCGCCGCTATAGTGGCCACCGCCTCAGCTGAGCGCTCAGCGCCGATAGGCTGAAGGGTGAGCTTAGAGCGCCCATTAAGGTCACGCTTCATTATCAATGCACAGCTCATGGCCTTGAGCATGGAGTCAATCACGTCACGGATGGCCACCCCATCACCTGAGATGGCTCCTGAGAAGGTAAAGGCGCTTGTTCCATCATAGGTGAGGAAGCTGGCCTCATCTATCTCTGTGGAGGGGATAGCAAGGCCAATGCTGTAGACGTCATAAGTCCCAAGCTTGGAGTCACCTCCACCGCTCTCAAGGAGCTTGAGGATGATCTCACCAGGGCGCTCCTTATCGAACAGCGCCCCGCCATAAATCTCAGCGCGCTCAGCGTCAGGCCAATCACCAAAGGAGCTGACCAAGTCCCAATCTTGAGCAGGGTCAAGGTGGATGATGTAGCCTACTGTGGAGCTGTCATAGGTCGCCGTGGTTTGGTGGGTGGCCTTGAGCCATTGATAGCGAACCTCCTCAGCGCGGCGGTCTACATACTTGACTTGGATGTCATAGCTCTCACCCGCTGTGGCGCTCGCTGGCAAGCCAAGCCCACTCTCTACCAAGATGGTGAGCTCACGCCATTGATAGTATCCAAGGGCAATCCCCTTGATGGGATAGCTTTTAGAGCGCTGTGTGCTGTCATCAGCACAGGCCAAGGTTCTAGTCACCACTCTGCGGGTGGTCCCTGTCCTATGGTCTGAGCTAAATCTGTTCTCAGAGTCTGGCTTCCTAATGTCGAGAGGATACCAAAGGCGATAGCGTGTCCACAGAGGAGGGCGTGGGCCAGCTGAGTCCCAATATCGAGCGCGTGTCTCAATATTACTCAGGCTCCCTTGGCTCAGGATAATCCTTGGCCTGACCCCATGAGGGTCATCATTGGGTGAGACTGTAATCATTCCATCAGCGCTGAGTTGCCACCTAGCCCATGAGCCATCATATCCTGTGACATATTCAGACTCATTTAGGAGCCCATCAATCACAGCATCAGGCCACGCCTTGACCTCATTGTCACCAATCTCAAAGCGCTTGACCTCAGCCTCTGAGTTAGTCCTCACACGGATATATGTGCTAGTTCCTGATGTGTTGTAGGTGGTGTAGGTGGCGTCATAATTCCAAAAGGAACCGCTCCCACTTGTCAGATAAAAAACCTGCTCTGTACCACCATCATAGTTGCCCTCAAGCCTTGGATAGCGTGGGTGATTCCCATCTGTGTCAGGGTCCACACCCTTTGGCCCTGCCAACCAAAACAGGTCGAGGTCATCAGGTGAGCCATCAAATATCTCAAGAGAAGGAGGGACTGTGGTTGGGTCAATGGTGGCGCGCTCAATATAGTAATCAACCCCACCATCTTTGAGAGCCACAGCCCACTCCATATAGCTCCCCTCACTCCCATTGTAATAGTGGAAGTTTTGGAGGAGGTGGGTGGTGTTGCGCCCCCTCTCTGTGATGGGTCCATCTAAGAGAGCGATGATAGGCGTCAAGCTCAGGGTGACTGTGCCACCCTCCTCAACCACAGGTGAGGAATCAAGGAAGCCATTGAGTATCTGTGTGAAGTCAGTCAGGCCACCATCAGGGAGCTCCTGAGCTACCCAGAGAGAAGCGCGCCGACCCCTAAAGGTGGTGATCGCTGTGGCTACCTCTGGAACATTGGTCCCACCCTGAGTGATGAGGTGGGCTTGACGTTGTGAGCGACCCACAGCGCGCTGATCAAATGTGAGGCGGTCACCGCCAGCTATAGGGGTGACCCCTGTCACCTTGATCGTCTCAGCGCCTATGTGAAACAGCGCGGGATAGGTGACACCTGACACTGTGGTGTCAATGTCCACAGTCCCTGAATCTGTGGCGTATAGAATCTCTGAGGTAACTTGAGCCCTAAAGGGGGCTGACGCTCGAGCGCCACACCTTCCAAAGATCACAGCAGGGTCATTGACGCCACCCCTCAGCCTGTCGCTTGCCAGGGTGACTGTGAGCGCTCCATAGGTGGCCACCCCCCCTGAGGGGTCAAGCTGTGAGCTATAAGCGCCCACGCTGACAATGGCCTCCACGTCCTCATAAGTTATCCCCACAGCGATGGTCCCTGAGAAGTTGGCGTCTGTAGGGTCAAAGCCTCCTGAGGTGTAGCGCACAGGAAGCCCCGCCACCTCTAAGACAAACACCCGCCGCGCTCGATCATCCGTGATACTCATCAGGCCTCCTGGAAGATGTCAAACAAGTGGACCGCATAGATGATAACCTCTTCAGCTGTCACCCTGACAGCGAGCTCATCACCTCGATTGGCAGGTGGTATGTAGAGAGGTCGCGGGAAGGTGGGAGCGCTCAACCCTCCACTTGGGAAGGTGTAGAGCCGTGAGCCTGTGTTGACCCTCGCCAGCCCAGTGATCTGACCACGTTGTAAGATTTGGAGTTGTGCGGGATATGTAAAGAGGATTCCCTCATCTATCTTGGCGCCAATTGAGCCCCCGCTGATCCCATATAACTCAACCAAGATATTAGGCCCAGCTAGTGAGGTGGGAGCTGATGAGGCGGCTCCATAGGTGATCTCAATCCCGATCCACTCAGAGGTGGGTAGACTAAAGTAGAATAGATCAAACTCATCCATATAGCCCTTGGCTGGAATGTTTTGATAACCTCCAAAGGTGGCCCCTTTGGCGTAGTTGATTGAGTTCCAATCCTGCCAAGTGGAGCGCCCGACATGATAATAGCCAGCTGATCGAAACTTGACTTGGTTTAGCTGTTTGAGTGATAGCGCCATCTGAGCCACAGGAGCTCCCATGGTGATCACACCATTAGCGCAAGCCTGAGCTGATGGGAGCGGTTGAAAATTAGTAGGTGTGGCCATGTCTCATACTCCCCAAATACAGAGCCCTTTAATCCAAGGTACTCCTGGAGTTAAGGTGGGGTTCTGCTCGATATTGAGCAGAAATTCCCAATTGCTGTCAGCGTTATCTAATCCCGCTCGATAAACTGAGAAGTTAAAGAGCTGGCTCATCTCCTCATCTTGGTCAGGTCTTATAGTGATGTTATGGGAGCTCCACCCGTTGGCTGTTAAGGTGATCTCTTGACCCATAATCACATAACTCACTGAAGGATAAAGGGCGCTGATGTTCACCATGTTAAACCACACTGTAATCGTGTAAAAGTTGTCGCCATCAAACGCCTCATGAGGGATAAATACAGGACTAAACAACACCTCAATATCACCCACACCTAGATAGACAGCTGGCGCAGGATCAGTCACAGATGTAGGCGCTGTATAAAGATTATCTACACCAGACCATGAGGCATAGGTGAGCACCCTCCTCCTCAGCGTCTCGATATTCTCAAGCATATCCACACCCCATCGAGCGCTCAGAGGATAATCATTCCCCACTCTGTTAATCCCAAAAGGTGTGTAGATGTTCAGCTTACCATCAGGGAGCGCGCCCGTTGAGAGTGGTGATGCCTTAGCCACCCAATGAGCTGCAAGCGTCCTTATCTCATGGTGGTTAGGTGTGCCTGTGGTGTGCTTGACCTCAATGGATAACGTCCCATAGCTAGCTAGGGGAGTTGAAGTCACAGTCACAGTCTGCTCAATGATGTGAGGACCAGCTCCTGTGGATAGCGTCTCAGCGGTGTAGACATCTGAGCCAATGGTCAGCGTTGACCTGATGCCACCTGGTCCTAAGGCTATCAGGTGAAGGTGGAGCTCATCATGCTCATGTGTGATGATGGGGATTACATACTCAACCATTGGCTGATAAGTGGTCCCCTGTTGATTAAACTGACCCTCAGCCCACGCTTGGCTGATGACATTGTGAGTCCCACCATAAGCGAACAGATAATTGGCTGTATCACTCATAGCTGTGACAGCGCCCTCACCTATGACCTGACCCGCCACCACAGTCACCTCATCAGCGAGCGTGGGGGGTGTTGTGAAGCTGTTACTCATAAGTGCTCCAATCTCAGGCTGACAGGTACACGCCTTTTAAGTGAGCCAAAGGCTAGATCGTAGGAGGCGGTCACAATCGAGCACCTGAGCCTACCTTGGTCACCATTGTCCTCAGATGTGTAGATGAGGTCATAGGGCTCCTGTGTGAGGCTCACCAAAGCTGACCTGAGCGAGCGCCTAGAATCACCCCACCCTTGATAGAAGTTGACCCGCTCACCATTGGAGGCATAAGGAACAAAGCTATCTGTGAAGTGGCGGTATAAATCACGGACATCAAGCAGGGCGTCAAGGTCAAAGCTCAGCGCGCTTGTAGTGTAAGTGCCAATGAGGTTTGAGGTGTAGCCGCCGCCAATCTTGCGCCGCGCCTGAGTCACGCTCTCCACGCTATAGTGGTGATCTTGGAAGGGCCTTGAGGGGAGGAGCGCACCAGGCATGGGGTTAGCTGCCACAATGCGGGCCACATAGGGTGTGGCTGTCGAGCCCATCGCCTCAGCGTCCTCACGCCCATTGAATCCAAGGCGATCTCTAAAGCTAGTATCAAGCCAGCTGAAAAGCCCTGTGCTCATGTACCACACCTCAACGTGACCCACATCATTGAGGATGAATCTGATCTCTTGGCCCGCTTGGTCCCTGATGAGCTCCTCAAGGCAATCTGTGGGCGCTAGGTCATCCACATCACCTGAGCCACGCTCTCTCAAGGTGGTCACTACGTCCTGAGAGGGCCATGGGCGGTTATCAGCAGCTCTAAAGGCGTCAAAGCTAGTCCCTAGCAGATTATCAAATTGATAGCGCTCGCCACTATAGACGCCCCTCACCCAATCCGCTGAGGCGGTCACGCTGAAGTTGGCTCCATCCACAATGGCGGTGGAGGTGCCAAGCCCTAAGACATCAGCGTCAAGAGGGGTGACCCTAAATAGAGCGTCAGAGGTGATCTTAATCCTATCATCCTCTGTGAGCTCCACGCTCCATGTGGTGTTGAAGTTGGCTAGCGTCCCCAAAGCCTCCTCAAGCGTCCCCATGGCGTCAGTTGGTGTGGTGTCTCCCACTCCACGCCCATTGAGGAAGAATAGACCATCCTCATAGATCCCTGAGCCTGTGGCGTATGTAGGAAGGCTGACGTCTGTAGCGTTGTAGCGTACCACGTCAACCCCTGCCCATTGGCGAGCATCAAAGGCAGCCAAGAGGCCGAAGTTAGGGGCGGGTGTGTTGTATGGCATGGGGTCACCTCATCCTCTGCTGATTAAAGCGCGCCATCCCTCTGGGGTTGCGGTTGTAGGTTTGGACTATATCGTTGACCATAGCGCGCCGCGCTGCCTCTTGGGTGTCGTATATCACAGCGCCACCAAAATTGATGTTGACCACAGTTGATGACGTCTCAGCCTGTTCACGCTGTGGAGCGCTCGCCACCTGTGGAGCTCCTGAGGGTGAGGCGGTTGTCCCACCACCTCCACCGCCACCACCCACGCCAAGCGCTCCAGCTCCAGCGCGAGCCACCCCCGCAGCCGCAGCATATAGCCCCGCGCTCTTGAAGGATGCGGCGGCGTCAGCGGGATTGATAAACAACTTGGCGAGGCCATCAGCGGTCATCATGAGCGCCCTCACCCCTGACTCAATCGCCAAGCCTTTGAGCACCTCACCCGCCGCCTTCTTGAAGCCCTCGCCAAAGAGGAGGGAGGCCACGCCCGCTTGAGCTAGGCCCTCGCCATACTTTTCAATAGAATCGCTGAGCGTCTCAATGAGCTCCTGCTGCTCTCTCAGCGCTTTGTCTCTCAGCGCTTGCTCATCTGCCACCTGCTTCTTGAGGCGGTCCATCCTCTCCTTGTCCAAGCGGTCAAGGCGAGCCATCTCCTTCTCCTCAGCGGCGTCCATGATGGTGTTGACTTCAAGCTGATACTGCTTTTGAACAACTGCCCTCTTCATGGCGTCATCCTTGGCAAGCTGAAGCCCCACTTCATAACGCTCACGCGCCAAGGCTAAAAGCTCCTCATCTCCCTCCTTAGTGAGCTTGATATTGAGCTGATTGAGCTGGCTTTGTAGGAGGGTCTGGCGCGTCTCCTCTACCTGAGCCGCGCGGGCTCTGGCCTTGCTCATCTCCTCAAGGCGTTTGCGCTCAGCCTCGCTCGCCTTCTTGTCAGCCTCAGCAAATTGACGCCTAGCCTTAGCCGCCTGTGCTCGCCCCGCCACGTCCACCTGATTGAGCTCAAGGATGGCCTGAGTCTGTTGGTCAATGGTCTTGATGAGGTCAGCGCGCTCCATGTCCTCAGCGCGCCTCGCCACGTTGGAAGCTTCAAGGCTGATTTGCTCTTTAGCGTTGGCAAGCACTAAGGCATCACGGCTGTAGAGCTCTTGCTCTGCTATTTGTAAGGTTTTTAATCTTTCAGCGTTTTCTTTGACCTTAGCCTTGAGGTTGTCTGTGGTGTTCTCCTCAAGCTCCTTCTCTTGTTTGGCCGCCTTGGCGATCAGCTCAAGGTTTTGTTGAAGTGGACCCTGTAGAGCCTTGAGGCGTTGATTGAGCGCCCCCTGGGCCTTGTCACGCTCCATCTCAGCCGTGGTCAATCGCCGCCGCGCTGCCAAGCCCTCCTCAGATAACTTGAGGCCCTTAGCGTCTAACTTGTTGAGCTCATCTTGAGCCTTGCCCACGGCGTCAAGTGAGGCGGTGTAAGCCTCCATCTGTGGGCGGCTCTTTTCGACCTGCTTCTGTAGGAGCTCCTTGGCTATCTGAGATTGTAGCGTGACCTGAGTGAACTTGAGGAGGGCGCTAGTGGTTGGGATCACCCCACCCTCAGCGAGCGCCTCAAGCTTTGAGGTGAGGTCAGCTGAAGCGGCGGCCATAGCCTCTTGGCGGTCCTCAGCCTCTTTAGCTGCTCCGCTTAGCTGTCTAAAACCCTCATATAGACCAGCCACCGCTGTGGTGACTAATGCAATAGGTGAAACCAAGCCAAGGAAGCTAGACGCACCACCTTGACCCAAAGCGCTCACAGCGCCCTTGAGTGATTTAACCGCCTCAGCGCTCGACCCCACAGCGTCAGACATGGTTGACAGCCCCTCACCAATCTGAGCGCTGCTCTTGTCCATGATCTTGGTGACACCCTTGAAGCCCTCGCCCACATCCTTGGCTCCGTCCTTCAAGTTGTCTAACTGTTTGGTGACGTCCCTTTCACCTTTAAGCTCAACCTCAATTTGGATTGTGTTCTCAGCCATGTTGGGCCTCCTGTAGAGCTTGCTCACGCTGCCTGAGTGCTAGCTCCTCTGAGTTGTAGTGTAGCACGTCAAGCGCCTCGATTATTGCACAGGTGGGGCGCGGATAGCTAGACGCTATAGAGCTGAGCCCTTGCCTGTGTCTGTGATAGACCTCAATGATTGAGGCCATTCTATTCTGATCAGCGATGGGACATGACCTGACCTCAAGGTCAGCAAAGCCCCCGCCACAGTTTGGCGCGACACGATAACCAGGGACAAACAAGCCCAGCTCATCACGCTGAGCGAGGGGAAGCCCCTCCTTAAATGGCCCGCCACAATTCCCACGCTGACGCCTCAACGCAGGGCGCGCCCTGCATTGGTCACAGCTCCACCCGCGCCCCCCGCTGTTGGCAAGCCACACAGAGGACGCGAGCGCTATTTTCCCCGCTGACCTAAGAGGCTCATCCGTTGAATGTGCTGCACTAGCTCAGAGATGACTTGAAGCCTGTGAGCGTCAGGCGTGATCAGGTCAAGCTTCCCCTCAGCGGGCTCACCATCAATACTAATGAGTGACACCCTGACCATCTCCACAAAGACCCTGTTGAGGTAGCCTTGATATGAAGCGAGCGCCTCGCGCTCATCCTCAGCAAGCTCATGGTGCCACCTCGCTTTAGCCCTGGGGTCATCAGGAGCCTCAAGCCACAGGAGGCGGCCCAGCTCTGAGCGGGTATAAGCGCCCGCTTTGACCTCTGCTGTCTCTCTATCGCTAGGTGACAGGGCCTTGAGGGTGAACACAGTAGCCCCCTCACTCGCTCCCAGGTCTGAAGGCTCACCGCTCAACATGTAGGCGCTCACCTGCTCAGGCGTAGCCTCAACAGCAGGGTCACAGGTTACCACCACATCAAGGGTGAGGTCAGAGTCTGGGAGGAAAGAGAGCGCCATGTGTTTTAACCTTTGCCTAATGCAAGCCTAAAGGGACTATTCCAAGCCTCATATGAGCTGTCATCAATGTCACCGCCAAAGCGTGAAGCCTTGTAGGTGAGTTGCTGTCTGACGATGTCATTTCCGCTTGGGTCATATTTGGAGGGGTCCACAGTAAGGTAAGCCGCAGGGATTTGGAAGGCTCCACCCTGACCATTAGCCAATGGACCAAAGCCCACTAACACCTGACGAAGCGTTCTATTAAAGAAGTCATTATTGATGGTGGTGTTGACGTTGCTCAAGGTGAGCGTGAGCTCCACGTCAACATCAGTCACCTCCATGTCACTCATGGCCAGGATGCTGTTAGAGTGACCCTTTGGCGTGAGGGTGTTGGTGACTGTGAGGGTGAAGTCATCCACATCAAGAGCGATACGTCCCAGAGTGTCACCTGTTGAGGCGTCAGTCAGGGAGGTGGGTGACCCGCTTGAGATGACAGCATAAGAGCCACGGAAGAAGCAGGGCGCTCCGCTGTTATAACTTGGCTCGACAGGTCCAACCGCTGAAGCATGGTCATCTTGAATGAGCGCCGCTTGATAGGTGAGGTCAGCCATAACACGCCCATTGTCTAGGCTCAGAGTCATGCTCTCCAAACGACATCCATAAGCGTATGAGCGGAAGTTGACCCCATCCACACGGAAGCTGAGGGAGTAGCGCGTTGTACCCAGCTCAGTGGTCTGCTGTGGCGCGTACCATGTTTGAAGGAGCTGAGCGGTGGGCGTCCCTGTAAAGCCTGAGCTAAAGGCAGGGCTTACAGTCACATCACCCGCCACGTCTGTATCAGTTACAGCGCTATACTCAGCGCGCCCATTGATGTCTACACCAATCAAGCCACCTGCGATGTAGTTTGAGCCTGTGGTGGGTGTGAACGTGTTGACGTCAGAGATGGCGGTGATTGAGTCTGTCCCTGAGGAGCTGTAAGCAGACTTGAACCCACCAGCTAGGAGCTTGCCTAGGTAGTTAGTCTCATAATTGGTGAGGGAGCTCCCCACAGTGGTGAGGTCAAGCCTGAGGGTGACTTGACCAGTGCGACGTCGAACACGGGAACCGCTTGCCCATACTGTGTCTGGCTCAGGAGCGTAGCCAAAGGTACCATCCCTTGCATCGTTGCGCTCGCTGACCACAGGGTCACCATAGACAATGATTGGGTCACGCTCACATGGGATTGAGGTGAAGGAGAGGCCACTGTTATCAGGGAGGCCTGTGGTTGAGCTGAGTGAGCCAAAGGAGCTCTCAACAGCCACGCTTAAACTTCTGTGGGTCACGCTCATAGCGCCTCCAAATAAAGCAGGTCAAAGGGGAAGGTTAAGACCAAGGCCATGACCTCAGAGGTGGGGTCAAGGATTGGCTCTGTGGTTGGCTCACCAGGAATCAATGAGACGATACCTGTAGAGCTGAGATTATACTGTGGGCCTTTGAGGGTGACCATGAGTGAGGCGGCGTCCTCAGCTATCATCCTCTCCATAAAGTGGAGCTCACCAATATCATAGCGCACCCTCAGGTTAACTGTGGCGCGCCTACGTCCACTGATGCCAGCCTCACCATCATCAATAGCGAACGTCTCAAGCCTGAGCTCGAAGAAGCGCGTGGTGTGCTGATGAGCCTCAAGCGGTCCCACACGCCCTGAGCTGTTAATACTCACAAAGCCATGGTGAGAATCAGTCTTGGGGAGGGTGGCCTCTATTTGGCCTTCTAGATAATCGAGCGCTGAATAGATGCCTTGGCTCATTTGCTCCCCCTCTTGATCTTCTTTGTGATCTCAGCTTGTACCGCTGAGACTAGCACATTGACATCTCTTGGAGATAGACCAAGGAATTCACGCTGAGCGTTGACCTTGTAGCCATAGCCTCTGACCTCCTGAGTGAGGCCAATGATGAAGAAGCTGTCTGTGGCCTGAAGTACCATGAGGTTATTGAGAAGCGCCCCGCTAAGGGTGAGGTCCACTAGGGCGCTCGAGCCCACAAAGTGCTCTCTGCTCTCACTCTTATACTCTCTATAACCACCCTCATAATAGACTGAGCGACCTGAGCGCGACACCCTCCCACCCTTTGGCTTTAGCCTTGCCCCTCTGTATGGAACATAGATGGGGTTGGTTGAGTAAGGCGCAAAGGGTCTACCATTAGCATCCACCCCCCTAGTGGTCCTCAGCTTGATGGCCGCCAAGGTATTCTGCGCCAAGCGCGCGCTATCCTTAGCAGTCCACAGCGAGGTGGGAAGGTTGAGCCTGACCTTGGCGGTCATGTTAGTGCCTCATCCCACGAGTAGGGACAAAGGTTGAGTCATAGGCTGTCTTGGAGTAGGAGCTCCATGAGGCTCTGAGGTCGCGCGCGCTCCCTCCCTTCTTAGCCACATCTAGCTCAGTATCATCTACCACGTTGTCACCATCGCGGTCTAAGGCCAATGACCTGAGGCTGATGTCCATGAGCTCCTGACAGCGCTGTCTCATTAGGTTGGCGTTATCAAGTTGATTCACCATCTCATACACCCGCGCCGCTGTGCAGTAGGCGTGAGCGTTGAGGAATGAGCCAGCATTAAAGACCTCATCCTCTGTGACCTCTGGCTCATCCTTGAGATGATCACGGACCACCAAGACCACCTCAGCCAATGCCGCCTCAATCTGAGTCTCAAATGAGCTTTGACGGCGTGGGAGCATGTCAGCGAGTTGAGGGAATTGACCCACGAGCTCATCATGGCTCAGTCCTGTATCAAATGGGCGTGGTGTGACCTTTAGAAGCCCCTTCTCAAGCTTGGTCTGTGTCTGCTGTCCCATGTCGAGCGTATAGCTAACTTGGATGGGATAATAGCCTGAGGTGTTGGTGATGACTGAGGGGATGGTCCCATAGTGCATCCCAAAGACAAGATCAGCCGTCTCACTCATGTCTACCTCACGCGGTAGAGGCTCAGCAAGAATGGCAGTAGTCCCCACCATCCTCACCACAGTCACGCTGTAGATGCTGTCACCATCAGTCACAAGGTAAGCCTTGAGCTGATCAGCTTGGAGCGCTGTGGCTTGGCTGTTGACTGTGAGCGTTCGCCTATCGTTGGCGATAGCTGAGACTGTGGCATTGGCGCGTGTCTGAGTGAGGGTGACAGGCGTGGAGCTCCCCACAGTCATCACAGCTGACCCGCTTAGAGGACCAGGCGCTACCCACTCATAAACTCTAGTTTGACCTGTGACCGTCTTAATCATCTAGCGCCTCCTGCGTTTGCTTTGGCTATATCCTGAGCCGTGGCCTTCTGAAGCCCCGCCGCTTCCATGAAGGTATCTGTGATGGGTGACCAGCTGTGTCTACAATTATAACCGCCACCGCTAATCTTAACAGGCATGCCCTGCCCATTGTCTAGCTTCCTCATCTGCTTCTCATCTACCACCTTGTTAATAAGGGGGCGACAGAAGGAGCGGGTGATGCCATCGCGCGGGCCTGTGTAGAGGTAGAGGTCTAGGTCATACGCTTCAGCCGCTTTAGCTGTGACTGTGCGCCCATAGTTATTGAGCTGAGTCCTAGCCTGTGTCAGCTGTGTCCCTGTGCTCTGCTCAAGGCGCTGATTCAGCGCGTCAATGGCTTGGCTCATGGGGACGTTTACAGTCATTCCTTGGAGAGCGCTCCTCACAGCTGTGAGGGTGTCAGGAAGGATGACATCTTGAAAGACCTGATCAGCGGTTGCAATCTGCAAAGCTTCAAGGTCAGGAACATCAGAGGGACTAGCCCCTGAGATAATCACTTGGAGGGTGTCAATAGCCACCTCAGTGATTGCTTCTTGAGCTGTGATAAAGTCCTCAACCGCCAACCCCATCCCGCTCCTGAGTATGAAGTCAAGGAGCTGGTCCCTTGGTAGGGCTAGGAGTTGGTCAGCTGAGGTGAGCTCAACGGCGGTCTGTAGGTTGGCCACCGTCTCACGCTGAGCCCGCTTCAGGTCTTTCCTGAATTGGTCCTCAGCCTTGATCAGAGCTTGAAGGCTCTTGATCTTCGCTTTGACGATCTGCCCATATGGTCCTTTTAAATCACGAAGCTGAGCCGTCAGGTCATCAAGCGCCTTTTGATCAGCGCTTGGACCTTCAGCCAATGCTACATGAGAGCGACCACATGAGCAGACCACGCCACCCTCTTAGAGGCAGTCCGTGAGGACAAAGCCAAGGTCACCATCTACGACCTTGAAGAGGTGGCTCATGTCAGCCCAGACGTTGCGAGCGGTCAGATCAAGCTTGTCATACTGACCAGCCTTCATCGCCTCGAACTCAAGGTTGACAGCTGCCACAGGCTCCATACGCGCCCCATTACGGTTCTGAGTTGCATCACTACCGTGGAGGATACCCATGAAGATGCTATCACCTGTCCAGATGTAGCTCTCTGAGCTTGCAGCACCTGGGACAGCGGTGTCACGGCGAGCCGCGCCAACGTGGATATAGGGAACACCAAGGATGTCACGCAGGGTGTTGATGACCTGCTCATCAGAGAGCAGGAGTGACCCACCACCAGCAACACCACTTGGAGTGGCGCCAACCTGGAAGTAGCCACGAAGCTCCCCTGAGCGAGCGAGGCTACGGAAGACCTCACGCCCCAAAATGAGGGTGTCTGCGTTGATGCCATGAGCGTTCTCGAAGACAACATCCTTGAGCTGATGGAGGTAGCTCAAGGGCTCGGAGCCCGCCACGTCGAACTTCCCACCAAACTGAGCTGTTGAGGTTGCGGTGTTGAAGTTGGCACCGTCAAAGAGGACATCAGCGGCGCGCTTCTCTTTAGCGAGCTTCATGACGCGCGCGACCTTCTTGACAAGTCGAGCCTCCTCAGAACCTGGGTACTGAGAATCGACAATGTCCTCCATCGCGATGGAGTCCTCTGCGCTATAAATCTCACACTTGTAGGTGAGGCTTGAGCGGTCAAAGCCACCAATCCTATTCCGTGAAGATCCAGGAGCGCGCTGAAGGTCCATCCCTGCACCCGCGCCCATGAAATTACGGCTGTTCTCAAGAAGAAGAGTCCCTGAGCGCTGTGGGACCTTGATGTTCTCACAGACCTTGTCAGCGATGAGTTGGTTGTCTGAAGGGACCGCCTCAGCGACTAGGCTGGAGAGGATCTCGTCAACAGGGTGGATGTTACGATATGAACTAGCCATTGTGGATCACCTCCAATTAAGCGAGCGGTGCAAGGCCACGGCTGAAGCAGATGATAATCTGCTCATTAGCTGAGGCGCTGGTCTGGTTGATGTTGGGGAGCGTGAAGCCCACAGGATAGTGGGTCGACGCGGCGGCCTGAACCTCACCATCAGCAGCGACAGCGAGCACAGTGTTTGAGGTGAGGGTGAGGCTGCCATTGGCGATAACGCGAGTCTCACCAAAGATGACAACGTCAACAGGGTCACCTGCCTCAGCGCCACGCTGAGCCACGCCAATGATAGTGTTGGCGGTTGGGTCGGTTGCGATTGCGACCTTGCCAGCGCTGTCAATCGCGACAAGCGCGAACTCTGTGACAGCTGAGGCACAGATAAAGGACTTAATGATCTGGTTCATAGTGATAACTCCTTAGCTGAACACAGAGTTGTATTGATCGGGGTTTTGCTCACGGAACAAGTTGAGAGCCTCTGAGAAGTTGAGCCCCTTCTCAGTAGCGAGCGCCTTGACCTTCTCAGCGAGGGTGGCCTTGTTGAGCTCCTCACCAGAAGCGCCATGGCCAATCTCATTAAGAGGGACCGCGCTTGAAGCTGGGCGCTCGCTGAACATGGTCCAAAACTCAGGCATGGTGTCACGGACGTCCCACGCGCGCTGAGCTGCGCCTTCCTCAGCTGGGCTAACCTTGCCCTCACGAAGAAGGGCGCTGACAGCCTCACGGCGCTCAACATCACGCTTCTCAGCCTCGATGACCTCAAGGCGCTCGCTGAGCTTGGTGTTTTGAGCGCGTAGCGCCATGACCTCAGCTAGGAGGTTAGGCTCAGCCTTCTCAGAGAGGGTAGCGGGCTCGCTCATTTTCTTGGCCTTCTCGTCCTCAGGCTTCTCAGTCATCTCCTCAGGCTTGTCATCCTCAGAGGGCTTCTCAGCCATCTCCTCAGACTCATACTCGCCAGCCAGGGAGGCCTCAGCCTCCTCTGTGAGGTCTTTCATTTTCTGCTCTAGCTCTTTGACCATCGCGTCCTTAGCGGCGAGCGCGGCCTTGAGCTCATCCACGGACATATTTTCAAAGTCCATCATCTGCTCCTGTTCGCTTAAAGTGACCCGATCAATCTTAGAATGAGACTGAGCAGGGCGTGGGGTTAGGGTGACAGCGAGGAGCTGAGCATCGCCCACCTTCTCACCACCATCACGAGTGAAGATTTCACCATGTAGGTATTCAGGGGAGCTCCATAGAACCCCACCTGCGTCTTGAACGACTTTTAAACCGCGCTCGTTATAAGCGGGGATGGCGTAGAGCCCATCTTCTCTGAGCTCGAGCTCAACGATCATCCCAAGGGCGTTCCCGCTCTCAGGTGGCGCGGGCGTCCCACCTTGGAAGGGTGATGTGGCGTGTTGCCAATCAATAATGACGGGATCAGCATCACGGCGCTCACGATAGACCCTGACCATCTCCTCAAGGAGCTCCTTGGAGATTGGAGCGCCAATGGCCTCACCACTCATCCGTGAGCTCACTTGACCAAGCGCCAAGGTCTTGAAGGGCTTCCCAATGGTCAGACCCTCA